TGACATTCTGTCTTTGTTATTCGCAAAATACTTAACGTGGGCCATTGCTTCCTCTAGCTTTTTTTCACATGTAACAATTTCAGATGCTTCATACATTTTTCGTTCATCACTGCTGTATGTTACTATTCTTTCATCATGAAAATTTAACATATTTGGAAGCGGAATATCGATTGCGTTTAAATGTTTTCCTCTTGCCCACCTAAATCCCTGTAATTTTGCTATTCTTAAAACTTTAGAATACTCTTCCTGTGTTCTTACAAATACGCTTTTTCCTGTTAAATCAATCATCAGAATTTCCTCCTGTAATCTCATCAATACACTGATTCCAGCCCTCCGCAAAGCCAGCATCAGACGTATTGGCTGGATAATCTCCATTGTCTTTTTCTGGCAAATCCATAAGCGGACACCAGTCTGGTCTTGATTTACTTTCACAATCATAATGTTCTTCTGTCATCAGAATTACATCATAATATAAACAGTCAGCTAATTCACAGCATCCCTCATATTCAAGATTTCCACAATATTCAGTTCCGAACGGGCAGCCATAACAATTTTCTGGCGTGTCAATCACTAATACTGATTTGCTCATTCAACTCCACCGCCTTTCACGATTTCGATTGCCCTGCTCAGTCCAGCATTGTATCCTTGATGCACATCAGATAAAATACATTCTGATTCAATGAATTTATCTCTTTCCAATTCGCTAATAGCCTTATCCACATCAAAAGCTGTCGGCTGCTCGTCAACAATATGTATATATCTGTCTATAATCTTCTGTATTGGTTCTCCTAAGATATTTTGAAGCAGTATATCTTTTTTTAATTTATCTGTGTCGATTAACCGCATTCCTCAGCCCTCCTTGTATGGCTCTGGAAGTGGTCGCCATGCCGTAATCTCAATCCAATCATAATTGCTATCAAGATAATATCCGTCACAATCAATAAAGCTTGTATCTTGCCATGTTGTTTCTCCGTTAGTAACCAATATTTCTTGTCCGTCATCTGGCATTTTGCAGTCAAGCATATACTGTATATCAGTTGATATGGATTCTTCCGCACGTTCTTTTTCTGATATCTGATGATATTTTACCGGAATCCACCCATTTTCTTTCTCGTCCTGTTCCAGATCGTCCAGAAGACTATTTACGATATCCAGCGCACTCCCTGGAAGCCCATGCTTATACCGCGATTTCTTTTCTATCTCAGCTTTGTATTGCTCTAATCTGTTTCGTACTCTGCTCATACTTCCACCTCACTATCCTCTGGCATCTGGAACGTCATTCCTTTTTTGAGCATTTCTCCAAGTTCTCCCGCATGTGCTTTGTTTTCTTCCGTTTTTGGCTTCATACTTAATATCCTACATACTTCTGGAATTACATATTTTGTGTATTCCGAATCTCCATAGGCTTCCTGGATCATATCCAGTACTTTCATGACTTTTGTTTTGGTGGAATATTCAGCGATAATGCAACAACTGCCTTGACTTCCGACATATATTGATGCCGCTCCATTAATGTCTCGAATTGCAATACTGAAAGCATTATCAATATTTACTATTATTGTTTTATCCTGACTTCTGATTAACATTTTGCGTCCTCCTTATCTTCATAATTCATCACAATTGTAATTACCTGCACCAGAACTTTCTGAATCTGATCGTAAATGTGATGATCGTCAGTTCCGAAATGAGAGTTCAGTTTTGCATCTTCCTTGCCTTTCTTGTAGCAATCTTCCATAAATTCAAAACTGTATATATCATCTTCCTCAATAATTTCACCATTATTTCTCCATTCGGCAATCATCGCTTCTTCAACCAGTGAATTTACAACCTTATCTGAATCCTCATTACCGTTCAGGCATTCTACGCAACGGTCAATGAATCCTAACTTGTCAGCGTACATATACGCTTTTGCTATTCCAGATGTATACTCTTTGAATGTTTCTTCAACCTGTTCTTTGAAATCCTCTGGTAAATTAAAAATATCTACTTCCAGTCCTCTTGGAAGATTTATTGTGTACTTTCTCATTTTGTATCCTCCTACTTCATAAAAATCACCCATCTGGTCTTCCCACGTTTATCTCCTAACAGCGGTTTAGTACCAAAGCATTTCAATACTTCTGAAAATAAAAGTTGCTCATCGCTCCATTTAAAAACTAAAATTCCATCATTTTCTAACACTCTCATGCATTCATCAAATCCGGCTTTCAAATATGGTTTCCAATCTTTTGGAAGGATTCCGTATTTTTTAGCAAGCCATGAACTGCTTCCTGCATTAATCAAATGTGGTGGGTCAAAAACTACAATTTTGAATGTTTCGTCATCAAACGGCATATTTCTGAAATCCATGTTTATATCAGGCTTTATTAAAAGTTCTCTTCCGTCACACAGCGTTGTACGAACCTCTCGATTGTCTGCAAACAGTACATCTGGATTCTCCTTATCAAACCAAAACATTCGGCTTCCGCAACATGCGTCTAATATCTTTTTCATTTTCCTCACTTTCCCCATGTAAGCAACTGGCACGCTATTGTGTGCAGTTGGTACATGATTAATCGGTCTCTACCTTTGAATAACTCAATCTATACGCCCTCTGCTCTGTCGGATCCTCGCTTACCAACAAACCATTATCAAGCAATAAATTAATATAATTCCTGGCAGTAGCCATTGAAATGTCTAATCCATCTGCAATATTTCTTGTAGACGGCATATAGTGGTGTTTACGGTAATATTTCAAGATAAAGTGATATACCGCTTTATACATCTCCTGTCCCTCTTTGTGTTTGCGCTCTGTGTTGTATTTTCCCATGGTCATTACCCCCAATCTTGTGATCCGCTGCTATTACCCTTTATTCCATTCCTCATAGCTGTTGTACGTCCATTTACTCCATAAGCTTCATGCAACCCTTTATGATATCCATTTCGATACTCCTTCTGGTTATTATGATATAATTCAATAAAATCATTGATATCATAATTTTCTTTTGGATTAGCTGTTGCGTATTCCTCTGCTTCCTTCCTTGTTCCGTAATTACTCAATTCAGCACAACGGATAAATTCGCTTTTGTCCATGCCTATTTATTTCACCTCTAATCGTTAATACGGAATCTCAAATCAAGATTCAGTTCCTCTTTGATTGATCTCCTATAATCCTCCCAGGTTGCCATGTCATCCATCAGATAATCAGCTCCCCTGTCCATGCCGTCCATGAATTTCTGGCAGCGCTTCTGTCCAAATCCGAAATCATCATGCAAAACGGCAATTCCAAGGATTGTAAATGTATCAAGTGTCATTTCTTTGATCTTCTTTGCAGCTTTATCCAGGTCCTTACTGACCAAGGAGGTATGTACTCCTGTAATGCCCCGAAATTTTATTTCCCTCTCGAGCGCTTCTATGCCGCCATCTCTAACAATTCTGAGTGCCAGGTCAAGACCATCCTCTCTCCCTCGCTCATACTCCTTCATTTTGTTCATTGGTTTTCTCCTTGTTCAGATTTTTAGCTTTCTTATGCATCCTGTCCAGATAATCCGCATAGGCTGTAAGCATGTGATCCACAAAGCCGTTTTTATTATATTTGTCTGATACAACGTGTATCTGCTCAATTACCTGCTGCCAGTATTCGTCTCTTTCTTCAATTCCGGCAGTCTGAAGGACCAGTGCCGGAAAGTCGATTTGTAAAAACTTTATGGTGTTCGGTATCTGCTCATGCGTCACTCTCATACTTATACACCTTCTTCTACCTCAAAACTCTGTTCAAGAAGTCGCTCGTTATCCTTGCTAAACGCCTTTATATAGCTCTGTTTTATCGGTCTGATAAAATGTATGCCGTTAGCTGATTTGGCCCGGGAAACAGCCACATAGAACTGTCCAGGATCCCAACAGCAAGGATCAATATTAATCTTTTCAAATGTCTGTCCCTGTGATTTATGAATACTGATTGCCCAGGCAAGTTTTACCGGGAACTGAGAGAATGATCCAACTTTCTTACGGACAATCTTCTCTTTCACGATCTTCTGACCATCCTTTTCTTGTTCAGATTCCTCAATAACCTGTTTCTCAATGTCTTTACTGTATCTGTACAAGTTAACTGTTTTTCCCTTATCGGTCTTGATAACCAGATAAGATTCTTCAAATTCTCCGTTGTCCACAATTTTCTGAATGATGCCAATCGTTCCATTGACGTAATTACCGGACATATCATTGACGGTAATCATCACTTTTGCACCGATGTTAAGAATTAAGTCCTCTCTGGCAAATGCAATGTTCTTAATATCAGCAGACGTTAATTCTCCGTCAACTGCTGCATGAAACACTTTTTCGGTCTTTTTATCCAGTTTTCCGAGAAAAGTATTATTAATCCGATCAGCTTCAGCATTTGTTCCAACCAGGAATGGTGCTTCCGGTATAACTTTATCTGCTTCATTTTTCTCCAGATAAGCAATCGATTTACGGATATTGGTACCGTATTTAATATCATTCAGTACGTACTTAAACCCTTCGTCATTCTGCCTGCATACTTCATCAAGCTTGATATATTCAAACCCCATTTCTTTCCAGTATTCAGACATGAAAGCATATCCGTGTTCGTACTTTCCACCCTTTCCATAATCAGATCCATACATCCGGCAGAGGATTTTACGATCATCTGTTGTGATAACTGGTGGAAGCTGGTAGAAATCCCCGATTACGATCAGTTGAACGTCTTCTTTATCCTCTCCGCTCAAAAGTCTATCAACCGCTCTCTCTTCATTTTCTGTAATGATCGTCTTCGCAATCATATTAAACAGGTCGAACCGGCACATGCTGATCTCGTCAATAATAAGAATATCCGCTTCCTTCAACAGTTCGGCTCTGGATTTCACTTTTTTCTTGTAATCCTCAAATTTGATTGAGATATTCAATGCACGATGCACAGTAGTCGCTCCATATCCGATATTGTCCGCAGCTATTCCAGTAGTAGCAGATACCAGAACACTTTTACCAGCTTTTTCCGCCTCATCAATAAACGTTTGAATAACCGTTGTTTTACCTGTTCCTGCATCTCCCGTAAGGAAAACATTACTGCCAGACAACATTGTGTCCAATGCGTACCGCTGTTTTTTATTAAGCTTCTCTTTTTTCATTTTTGTAACCACTCCTT